AAGGTACAACAGAGCAACGTATTGCTACAATTTTACAAAATATTTAATATTTATATGACGAACAACACGAACGCCGACAAAATGAAAAGTAAAGAACTACGCAAAATTATACGCGAAGCCATCGCTGAAGTATTATCTGAAGAAGTAATCGATGTAAGTAATCCAAATGCATTGACTGATCCTCAAAAACAAGCGATGATCCAAAAAGCACGCCAAGCAAAGAAAAATCCAAAATTAGGTACAGCTGACGATCCAGTTGAGTTTGTTGAAGAAGGAGATATTGATGAATTAGCTCGTATCGCTAAAGGCTATAGACTAGCTGATGATAATGTTGATACATCAAGATTCACTAAAACAATCTCAGGTACATCATTAGCTGATGTTATTAATTACTTTAGAGAAAATCCAGGTGCTGATAAAAAAGCATTACAAACACAATTTAATTTTGCTCGCCCACAAATCGCTAACGCTATCGTTAATGGTTTAATGGATGCAGGAGTATTAGTTAAATTAGGTGCAGGTGGTGAAGAGGAACCAGCAGGTACTCAAGCACAAGCTCCAGCAGCAACTGATGCTGAAGATATGTTTGTTGGAGGTGCTGAAAACCCATTAGCAATGTATTTTGATGGTGAACCAAATGCTGATGGTTCTGAAGATATGATTGAACCTGAAGAAGATGCAATTGAAAAAGCAGCCCCAGTTCAAGTTGGTAAAGTATCAGATGCTGATTTTGAAGCATCGTTAAAATATTCTGAATTAGAGCGTCGTTTAGCTGCTACTAAATCTAACATTCTAAAATTAAGAAAAGGTAAATCAGCTGCCGGTGATATCAGTGATAAACCATCTACTGAATTACAACGTTTACGTGATTTAAAAGCATCATTAGAAAAACGTATTGCAGATGTGCTTGCATCATCTGAATATGTTAGAAAGATGGCAAATAAAGAAGAACCAGAAGATTTAGAAATGCCAGATACTGAAGAAGAACCAATACAAGAAATTGATCAATACGATCTTAACAGAATGAAATATTACGCAGGAATTATAAAATAAAATATATGAAAAAAGCAGTTTTAGGAATTTTAGCATTTTTAGTATTAGCTTATATCATTTTTGATAAAGTTAGTGATGCTGGATTGTCAAAAGAATTTTTACAAAGACAAGATAGCTTAGTACATGCTGTTGACTCAATGAAATTAGATTTAGCTAAAGATAGTGCTAAGATTGATTCATTAGTATTAGTAGATGTACAATTACAAGACAAATTAGCTCACGCTAAGGGTAAAGTAGTTAAAGTTGTTCAATATGTTGATTCATCAAAAGCAGCAGTTGACACTTATAGCGAACACGAATTAATTACATTTTTTAATAATCGTTACCCTAAAGATACAACAACTAACAAATTACCTTTAGCACAACCAGTATTAGTATCTACAGCTAAAGATTTAGCAGAATTAGATGGTGCAAAACAAATCATTACAATTAAAGATAGTGTTATTGCATTAACTGAATCAAGAGTAAATGGTAAAGACAGTGTTATTTCAGTTTATATTAAGAAAGAAGGCACATATAGAAATATTATGACCAATCAAGATTTACAAATCAAAGATTGGAAAAACCAATACCAAACATTATACTTACAAAACCAAAAGCTTAAATTTAAGAACAAAATCACTAAGATTGGAGCTGGTATTGTAGTAGGTGGATTAGTATATTTGATGGTTGCAAAATAGTTCTACCTTAGGAACATACCCCGCTATAGTCTCTGTATTATAGCTCTGAGCTCATCCGCAAGGTTGAGCTCACTTTTATATATTTATATACATGAGTCAAGCGAATATTAAAGAAATAATCAAGGCGGAATACATCAAATGTGCTACCGATCCTGTACACTTCTTTAGAAAATACTGCTACATTACTCACCCTGTAAAAGGTAGAGTATTATTTCATTTATATCCCTTTCAAGAGAACGTATTAAATGATCTTAGAAATAATAGATTTAGTATTATAAATAAATCAAGACAGTTAGGTATATCAACACTATCAGCTGGTTTTGCATTATGGACAATGTTGTTCCAAAAGGATAAAACTGTGTTGTGTATTGCAACAAAACAAGAAACAGCTAAAGGAATGGTAGAGAAGGTACAATTTATGTACAATTCATTACCTTCTTGGTTAAAAGGTAACATAAAACCAATATCAGATAATAAATTATCACTAAAACTAGCCAATAACTCTCAAATTGTTGCTACATCAGCTGCATCAGATGCAGGTAGATCGTACGCCGTTTCGTTACTTATTGTAGATGAGGCTGCTTTCATTGAAGGTATTGATAGAATTTATACAAGTATTAAACCAACCATTGCAACGGGTGGAGGAATTATAGCATTATCATCTCCAAATGGTGTAGGTAACTGGTTTCATAGAATGTATACCGATGCTGAAATAGGAAAGAACGAATTTAAAGCAATTAAATTAAAATGGGATTTACACCCTGATAGAGATGAAAAGTGGGAAGAAACAGAGCGTGCAAATATGTCGTCTCGTGAATTTGCTCAAGAGTATGATTGTGACTTCTTAGGATCTGGAAATTCAGTTATTGAACCTGATATATTATCATTTTATGAAGAAACTTTTATCACCGATCCTATTGAGCGCCGCTTTATGGGTGGGGATTTTTGGATTTGGGCTTATCCTGATTATAGTAAGCAGTATGTTGTGTGCGCTGACGTTGCTCGCGGTGACGGTGCGGACTATTCAGCATTTCACGTTATCGATGCTGTATCACTTGAACAAGTGGCTGAGTACAAATCACAAGTGGATACCCGTACTTATGGAAATATGTTGGTATCTGTTGCTACTGAGTACAACAATGCTTTACTTGTAGTAGAGAATGCTAATATTGGGTGGGATGTTATCAATACAATAATAGAAAAAGGATACCCTAACACATATTACTCACCACGTGCTTATGGTGAGATGCAAATGGATAAATGGATGGCTAAAATGGACAGTGAACAAACAGTTCCTGGATTTACTACATCAGCTAAGACAAGACCACTTGTTATCTCCAAAATGGAGGCGTATATTCGAGAACGACAATTCACCTTTCATTCAAAACGTTTGTTAGAAGAATTGCGTGTATTCATTTGGATGAATGGTAAAGCACAATCTCAAAATGGATATAATGATGACTTAGTAATGGCGTTGGGAATGGGATTGTTTGTAAGAGATACTGCAATGAAATTCTTTCAACAAAGTGTAGATTTAAGCAGAGCAACTCTTGGTGGTATTATTCGCACTGCATTGCCTACAGATCCATCAATGCCAAGTGGTATGGCTAATCCTTATCAAATAGATTTAGGTAATGGAACGATCGAAGATGTGTCATGGGTCTTAGGGTAACAAATATTTATACATATAACAAATTATAAAAAATGGCTGATCAAAATACTGGTCTTTTCAGTAGATTAACAAGATTGTTTAGCACTGATGTCATCATCCGAAACGTTGGTGGTAATCAATTAAAAACAATAGACGTAGACCGAATTCAAGCCTACGGTAACGTAAAGACAAACGCATTAGTAGACAGATTTACTAAATTACATAGATACGGGGCTAACATGCCATACAACCCTACTATGAATTATCAAACACTTCGTATTCAGTTATATACTGACTATGAAGCAATGGATACAGAATCAATTATCGCATCTGCATTAGATATTATTGCTGATGAATCTACATTGAAAAACGAAGCTGGAGAGGTATTACAAATTAGAAGCTCAGACGAAAACACACAACGTATTCTATATAACTTATTTTATGATATATTAAATATCGAATTTAATTTATGGTTATGGATTCGTAATATGTGTAAGTATGGTGATTTTTATTTACACTTAGAAATTGCTGAACAATTTGGTGTGTATAATGTTACACCATTATCAGTATACGATATGGTGCGTGAAGAAGGTACTGATCCTCAAAATCCATCTAAAGTTGTATTCAGAATTGACCCATCAGTAATCGCGGCGGGTGGTATTAATACTCGTATGAAGGATAAAGATGGTAAAGTCCAATTTGAAAACTATGAAGTAGCGCATTTTAGGCTATTAACTGACGTTAATTACCTACCTTATGGGCGTTCGTATATAGAACCAGCACGTAAAACTTATAAACAGTATGTGTTGATGAAAGATGCGATGTTATTGCATCGTATTACCCGTGCCCCGGAAAAGCGCGTATTTAGCATTAATGTTGGTAACATACCTCCAAATGAAGTAGACGGATATATGCAGAAGTTGGTTCAGAAAATGAAGAAAACTCCATATATCGATCCACAAACAGGTGAATACAACTTAAAGTATAACATGCAGAACCTAATGGAGGATTTTTATATTCCTACACGTGGTAATGATACAGCAACTAAAATTGATACTTTAAAAGGATTAGAATATAATGCTATAGAAGACGTTGCGTTTTTACGTGATGAGATGTTAGCTGCCTTAAAGGTACCTAAAGCATTCTTCGGATTTGAAAAAGATTTACAAGGTAAAGCTACATTAGCTGCTGAAGATATTCGCTTCGCTCGTACTGTTGAACGCATTCAACGTATCGCATTATCTGAATTATATAAAGTTGCATTAGTACACTTATATACACAGGGATATGATGGTGCTTCTTTAACTAACTTTGAGTTATCATTAACTACACCATCTGTTGTTTACGAACAAGAAAAGATAGCATTGTGGAAAGAAAAAGTTGATTTAGCTAAATCTATCCAAGATACAAACCTATTGCCTTCAGACTTTATATATCACAATATCTTCCAATTCAGTGAAGATCAATATGATGAGTATCGTGATTTAGTTCTTGAAGATAAAAAACGTACATTTAGAATAGGTCAAATTGAAAATGAAGGTAATGACCCAGCTAAAACTGGTAAATCATACGGTACACCACATGACTTAGCTTCATTATATGGTAAAGGTAGAACAGGAATGGATATAGATGGTCCTATACCTCCGGGTTATGATGAGAAACGTCCTGTTGGTCGTCCTGAAGAAAAAGCATCAATTATTGGTACACAAAAAGATCCATTAGGTAAAGATAGATTAGGAAGTAAAGAAAATGGTTCGTTATACACTGCGAATGCTACTGAAGAAGGTAGTGGCTCTCCAAAAGCAATGTTTGAGTTAAAGAAAAACAAAGGATTGTTTGAAGGATTTGCAATACCACGTAAGGAAATAGTATTCGAAGAGGAACAAGAATCATCATTACTTAATGAAAATAATATCAAGGGCATATAACGACTACATATTTATAGGTAGTGCACACTATACACTATGAAAATTAAACACAGCAAATACAAAAATACAGGTATTCTATTTGAACTTTTAGTTAGACAAATTGCATCTGATACAGTATCTGGTAAAGATTCTGCAGCAATTGCAATCGTTAAAAAATATTTTGGTAAAACCGAATTAACAAAAGAACACAAACTATACCAGGCGTTAATTACAAGTAAAGCTTTGACCGAAGGTAAAGCTGAATCATTAATTAATTCAGTATTAGATATATCTTCCCGTTTAAATAAAACGGCTTTACGTAAGGAAAAATACAATATTATTAAGGAAATTCGTAATCATTATGATATCGAAGAATTCTTTAAAGCAAAAATCAGCAACTATACACAATACGCCGCTGTATCTAATTTAATTGAAGCTCATGGATCGTTAGAATTCATTGAGCCTTCTCAAGTTATCGATAACAAAGTAACATTACTTGAACATATTACTCGTAAAGAAGTTAATGTTGAAGACGTGAAAGATCGCGTGTTAGAAGAATACAGTAAAATGGATTCTGGTACACGTATTTTAGCATACAAAATGTTGTTAGAGAAATTTAATGAGAAGTATGGTGACTTAACCCCAGCTCAAAAATCAGTATTAAAAGAATATATTAACAACGTTACTAATACTGTTAAATTAAGAGAATTTGTTAATGAACAATTTTCTCAAATTAACAAAACATTAACTGAATTAATTCCTACAGTAACTGATAAAACTACACAAATTAAGTTAGCTGAAGTAGCTACTTTGTTACAACCTTTAGATAAGACACAAAATGTAAAGGATGAGAATATTGTTTCTCTTTTACAATATCACCAATTAATAGCTGAATTAAAAGCCATTAAATAATGGATAAATTAAAGGAATATATTAAAACATTAGTACGTGAATTGTTAGATGAAGAATCTACATCAGGCGATGCTGGTGCTTATTCTACTCCATTTGCTTTTGCTAAAAAAGGTCAAAAAACAAACGCTGCTGTTAAAACTGCTCAATCACAAGGAATGAAGCTAGCACCGACTGGTATGCCAAGTGATTCTAAAATTAAAGATTATAAAGCAATTTGGAAATCAGCTGAAAAACCATCATATAAAATGTATAAAGAAAGTTTAGAAGATATAATCAAAGAAGAATTGTTAAATGAGGGAACTTATAAGCAATTTAAAAAAGAAGTTAAGTTTAGAACTAAAGCTGAACAATTGCATAAAGCAATGCGTGAGGTAAAAAGAAAAATAAACGAAATCGATCGTATTGTTGATTATACTCAACGTATGAAACAAGAATTGAGCGAAGGTGATGGTGTACAATATTGGGGTAGAACAGAAAAAGCTGTTGCTCAAATCTCTGAAATGGTAAATCATTTAAACACTAAAATAAATAACCTTAAACAGTAATGGCAAAAGCTAAAGCAGCAGGAAACGCTAATAAAGTTTCTTTTGGTAAACGCAAACAAGGACCAGGTTCAGCTCAAAAATCATTTAATAAACACACTCCAAAGCCAAAAGCTTACAGAGGACAAGGAAGATAATAATATGAAAAGTATACAAAACCAATACAACGACTTAAAAGAAGGTAAAATGTCACAAGCGAATTTCATGAGAAATTTACGCATGACAATGCCTCAATACGTAACTAACATCACATCATTCCAAGATTCAGTTAGAATCCTTAAGAATAAGGGTTTATTACATGAATCTATAGCAGCATATGATGAAGCAGTAGTTTTATCTAAAGAAGAATTTGAACAACCAGAAGAATCTAACGATGATGCTGAGTTTGATGCTATATTAAAGCAACTTGAAGATGAAATGGCAGGTGAAATTGCTGTTAAATCTGATGTTTTAGACAAACCATTAGAAGAAGAAGAGCAATTAAACGAAGGTAAAGGTAAAGATTTACATCCAAACACAATCCATCCAGGTGAATTAAGAATGGGTATTAGAGTTGAAATGGAACATACTGATGATTTAAATGTAGCTAAAAAAATTGCTTTAGATCATTTAGCTGAAAATCCATTCTACTATACAGCATTAAAATTGTCTGGTATTGAATCACCTTCAGCTCCAAAAGTTAAAGCACCTAAAGAAGTTAAAGAGAAAAAAGCTAAAGACACAACTGAATTAGTTGATAAAGCTAATCAAATGCAAAAGGTTAAAATGCCTAAAAAAGACGAAAAAAAAAAGCTTAAAGAAGAATTAGAAAACGAAGCTACAATGCGTTTTAAAGATTTACCTGCTGATCCTGAAAAATATAAAATTGTAAGAGATAGCAAAGGTTACATCATTAAAGCAACAAACGCTGATGGAGTTGAATTTCAAAAAGGAGATGTTGTTAAAACATATGATGGTGAAGAAATTAAAATAGCTAAATTCGAAGAAAGCCAAGGTAAAGTTAAAGCTATATATAGCACTGGAATGTTTTACAGAGGAATTGATATTGATGGTTTAGAAGCAGGAAAACCAGAATTTAGACCAGGAGTTGATATGGGTAAATCATTCGAAAAGATAAAAGAACAGTTAAGAAAAATAGTACGTCAAGCGTTAGCTGAAAACAAATAATATGAAAGAATTATTAATAGATCACACACCATTCCACATTGCTAAACTAACTCTAACTGAAGCAAAAGCAACAGTTGGTGGTAGAATGCGTATTAAAGGTAAATTACAAGAATCTGAAGTTAAAAACGGTAATGGCCGTGTTTATCCTAAAGAAGTATTAGCTCGTGAGGCTAAAAAATATGCAGAAGGACCAGTAGCATCTAACACAGCAATGGGTGAATTAGATCATCCTGAATCAACAATTGTTAATTTAAATAACGTATCTCACGTTATAAAGCGTGTGTGGTGGGAAGGTAATGATTTAATGGGTGAATTAGAATTATTAAACACACCATCAGGTAAGATTGCACAAGAAATTGTATCAGCAGGTATTCCATTAGGTATATCATCTCGTGGTATGGGTTCAGTTAAGCAAATTGGTGAAACTGTACAAGTACAAGACGATTTTGAATTATTATGTTGGGATTTGGTATCAGTACCATCAACACCTAATGCATATATGACATTATCTGAAAGCAAGCAACGTCAAGATAACGCAGACTATAGTAAAGTTAATGGATTAATTACAGAAATTATCTGTAACGCAACAGGAGTTTGTCCTCTTTGCTAGAAAGGATCGCGTTTTAACGTATCTACATATATTTATGGGTAACCTAAAATGGGTTGCCCATCTTTTTGCAACTCAGGTATTACAAACCCATCTATTAAGATTTTTTAATAATCTTATTTCCAAAATTAAATTTAAGGAGAAACACAAAATGAGTACAAACAAAGATTTGTTCAAAGAAGCTATCGCTGACGCTAAACAAGTACGCGAAGCCGCATTAGCAAATGCAAAAGCTGCTCTTGAAGAAGCTCTTACTCCAAAATTACATTCTATGTTAGCTGCAAAGTTAGAAGAAATGAATGATAATGATGAAGATGAGAAACTTGAAGAAGTAGATTACATCTCTGCTAATGACAAAAGTAACGACTCTGATATGATCAGAAAGAGAGCTATCGATGCTGGTCAAATGTCAGAAGGCGAAGAATTAGAAGAAGATTTTGATTTGTCTGCAATTTTAGCAGAATTAGATTCTGAAGAATCTATTGATGAAGCTAAAAAAGAAGATGAAGAAAAAATCGATGAAGCTAAAGAAGAAACAGAAGAAGCAGAAGAAGAAGAAACAGAAGACGAAGAGTCTGAAGAAGAAACTGAAACTGAAGAAACTGAAATCGAAGATGAAACTGAAGAAGATGTTAAAATTACAGATTTAACTGTAGACGAATTAAAAGACATTATCAAAGACATCATCTCAGCTGAAATGGGTGCTGAAGCGGGCATGGAAATGGGCGCTGAAGACGAAATGGCAGATATGGGTGGTGAAGAAGAAATGGCTGTAGATTTAGGCGGTGAAGAAGCTGGAATGGAAATGGGCGCTGAAGAAGAAATCGACGAAGTAGATTTAGATGAATTATTAGCAGAATTAGATGCTTTAGACGAAGCTGATGACAAAGAAGAAATGGACGAAGCTAAGAAAAAAGAAGCTAAAGAAGACGAAAAAGACGAAATGAAAGAAGCGATTGAAACAATCGAAGCATTACGTAATGAATTACATGAGCAAAACTTATTAAATGCTAAGTTATTGTATGTAAACAAAATCTTCAAAGCTAAGAATTTAACTGAATCACAAAAAGTAAAAGTAATTGCATCTTTCGATAAAGCAACTACACCTGCACAAGCTAAAGAATTATTCGAATCAATCCAAAACTCTGAAATCGGAGCTAAGAAAGAAATCGTTAAAGAATCATTAGGATTCGCTTCTAAAGCAGCTGGTGTTGCACCTAAGAAAGTGATCGTAGAATCAAATGATGTAATTTCTCGTATGCAAAAACTTGCAAACATTAAATAAATTTAAATAAAAACAAACTCGTTTAAAAATGAACGTACAACAATTATTAGAATCATCTAATCAGTTTAAAACTGTAAGTGATGATGCGAAAAAATTGAGCACAAAATGGGCTCAATCAGGCCTTTTGGAAGGTCTTAAAGGAGAGAACGACAAGAATTCAATCGCTATGTTATTGGAAAACCAAGCTAAGCAATTGATTGTTGAGCAATCTTCTACAGGTGGAACTAACTCAATGACAGGTGGTGGCTACAACTCAGAAAACTGGGCTGGTGTTGCTTTACCATTAGTAAGAAGAGTATTTGGTGAAATCGCTGCTAAAGAATTCGTTAGTGTACAACCTATGAACTTACCTTCAGGTCTTGTATTCTATCTTGACTTCAAATACGGTAACACTAAGGCTCCATTTACAGCAGGTGGTTCTTTATATGGTGCTAATGGTACTACAAACGTAACTGATATCGCTTCAGCTTCATTATATGGTGCTGGTAAGTTCGGTTACTCTATCAATAGCCAATCTTTAGCTATCGTAGCTACAACTGGTTCAGCAACTTGGGCAACATTCAACTTGAATGCTGACTACTCTGCATCAGCTACAACTTACAAGACTTTAACAGTAACTTTACCAGCTTCTGCTGATGCTAACGCTGTTAGATCTTTCATTTGGACTTCAGGTTCAATCGTTGCTTCTGATATCTTACAAGAATTCACTTCTACAAACGGTACAACTGTAACTTTCGTTGTAACTGGTTCTAAATTACCTTTAGTAAGTGGACCTACTTACTCTGGTAGCTTACAATATTCTATCCAACCAACTCCAGCTGCTCGTGGTGATTACGAAGATGCTCCTGCAAATTCAATCGCTATCCCAGAAATCAATGTACAATTGAAATCTGAAGCAATCGTTGCTAAGACAAGAAAATTAAAAGCACAATGGACTCCAGAATTCGCTCAAGACTTAAACGCTTACCATAGTGTTGATGCTGAAGCTGAATTAACTGGTGTTTTATCTCAATACATCTCTATGGAGATTGATTTAGAGATCTTGGATATGTTAATCCAAAACGCTTTCACAGTAGATTATTGGTCAGCAGTAAACAACCAAGCGGTTGATGGTACTGGTGTTACTAACTCTAACTTAGCGTTCTTCAACACTCAAGGTGGTTGGTTCCAAACTTTAGGTACTAAGTTACAAAAAGTTTCTAACAAAATCCATCAGTTAACTTTAAGAGGTGGTGCTAATTTCTTAGTAACTTCTCCTACAGTAGCTACTATCTTAGAATCAATCCCAGGATTTGCTTCAGATGGTGACGGTGAGAAAATGGAATTCAACTTCGGTGTTCAAAAGGTTGGTACTTTAAATTCTCGTTATAAGGTTTACAAAAACCCTTACATGACTGAGAACGTAATCTTAATGGGTTACAAAGGTGCTCAGTTCTTAGAAGCTGGTGCTGTATTCGCTCCATATGTACCATTGATCATGACTCCATTGTTATACGATCCAAATACCTTCACTCCACGTAAAGGTTTAATGACTCGTTACGCGAAGAAAATGATCCGTCCTGATTACTATGGTAAGATCTATGTTGCTGGTTTAAATACTATCTAGTATTAACTAAACATAATTAGCCCCGTAAGGCTATAAATTGAGACTCGAGCGCAAGCTCGGGTCTCTTTTTGCATATGTATACGTAACCAAATTGTTATACATGAAAGAACCTAATCGCGAGAGAAAAAGTGAAATTAAGTCTATAAACGCTTTGCAATTAAATGAAGAGCAAAAAGAAGCAAAAAGGTTAATAGTAGAAAATCAAATCGTAGTAATTACAGGTAGAGCAGGTAGTGGTAAATCATTAGTATGTGCTCAAGCCGCTCTAGATTTCCTTAAGAAAAAACAAATTAACTGTATCTACAATACCCGCGCAGCTATTGAGGTAGGTAGAAGTTTAGGATTTTTACCTGGTGACATTAATGGTAAATTTGATCCATACATGGAAGCACTAGTTGAAAACCTAGCTAAATGTTGTTCAGACAAAAATGAAGTACCTAAACTAATCGAAGATGGTAAAGTTAAAGCATTACCCGTTCAGTTTATCCGTGGTAAAACAATTGATGATATTCTAATAGTCGAGGAGGCACAAAACCTAACTAAAGGTGAAATGCTAGCCATATTGACACGCTTAGGTAAAAATGGTAAAATTGTCATCAACGGTGATAATGAACAAACCGATATCAAATCATCTACAGGCGAAATAAACGGCTTAAGCTACGTTATCGAATTATCTAAAAAAATCGAGGAAATCAAGTGGATTAAATTGAAGGAGAACCATCGTTCTGACCTAGTAGGTAAAATACTTGAATACGAATACGGGAAATAGTTATATTTATACGTGTTAAATACTACTTAAGTAATGTCAAATATAGCAATTTATAACGGCTCATCAACATTTGTTTCGGGCAGTTCAACCCCCTTTGGATTTTATGATAATGATAGCACCTTTAGAACAGATGCTGTTAATGTATCACAATGGTGTGCACAACGCTTAGGTTATCCTTTAGTTGAAGTCGAATTACAATCAGGTTCATTTTTTACTGCTTTTGAAGAAGCAGTTACTACATATGGTAACGAAGTTTACCAATGGAAAGTTCGTGAAAACTATCTTAATTTAGAAGGATCTTCAACAGGTTCTAATCTAAATAACCAATTGATTACCCCTAATATGGGTAATATAATCCGTATTTCCGAAATGTATGCTTCAGAAGCAGGAACTGGTGGTAATATAAACATTTATACAGGTTCTGTTGTACTACAGAATGGTGTTCAAGATTATGATATTGATCTTGCTATATCTGCATCTATTGGCTATACAGGTTCAGTTGAAGTTAAAAGAGTATTCTACGAAAACCCACCAGCAATTGTAAGATATTTTGATCCATATGCTGGTACAGGTACTGGTATCCAATCATTACTTGAAACATTTGGTTTTGGCCAAATGTCTCCTGGTATTAACTTCTTGTTAATGCCTATCTATTTTGATGTTCAAAAAATCCAAGCAATTGAATTAAATGACCAAATTAGAAAGTCAGCGTATTCATTTGATTTAGTGAATAACAAATTAAGAGTATTCCCTATTCCAACTAGCGTAATGTTAGGAATGAACGATAAATTATTTTTCCATTACATTAAAACAGAAGAAAGAAATAATCCTGTAACAGCAGCTGCGGCTCAAGCATCAGGTAGTTTAATTACTAATGTTTCAAATGTACCATATCAGAATCCAATTTACGCTCAAATTAATTCAATTGGTAAACAGTGGATTCGTCAATATACTTTAGCAACTGCTAAAGAAATTTTAGCATACGTTAGAGGTAAATACTCTACTGTACCTATTCCAGGTGCTGAGGTAACATTAAATCAACAAGATTTATTGACTGATGCTAGAGCAGAAAAAGCAGCTTTATTAGAACAATTACGTGCTATGTTAGATCAAACATCTCGTAAAACTCAACTTGAACAACAAGCTAATGAAGTTGATTTTATTAATAAACAATTAACAAACGTTCCACTTCCAATTTATATATTCTAATGACACAATTATCAAATTTACTATTAGAGGGTCTTGTACTATATAAAATTGAAGTACTGATCAAAACATCAACTGATGAAAATCAGGTGTATGTTTATAATGAAATTAGAGGATTAAAAGATATAGTAGTAGTTACTGTTGAGCAAAATGATTTCTTAAAAACCAAAAGTAATGAAAAACATCAGTTTGCACTACTTAAGATGAAATATCTTGCTTCAGAAGAACCTAAAGCCGCTATTAATACTATTAAAACAGATGCTCTAGTAACTACTAGAATACCTGGTTTATTACAATTTATTCCTCGTTTTAATACACTAGAAAAAGTAGGAGAATACTAATATGAGTTTATTTGGTACCGCGCGTGACGCAAGTTTAGTTAGGCACATTGGTCGTGAGTTGGTCAATAATATTATTGAGCAACAAGTGGGCTACTATAAGCTTGACTTAAAACAAACCACTACAAACATGTATGGTGAAGCAAACGGCTCTAAAATATACTACAACCCAGTATTAATAAACTGTATTATAGAAAGAACACCACAAACTTGGAGTACTGATAGCTTTGGTCCTGATGTTAAACAAGATTTAACAGTTAGATTTTTAAGAGATGATCTAGCAGGTATTGATTTATCAATAGAATTATCAGGAGGAGGTCAAGGATTTGCTTATGGAGTAGTACCTGAAGTAGGCGATATAATGGTGTGGCAAAATAACTACTATGAAGTAGATGGTATTATAGAAAATCAATTATTTGTAGGTAAAGATCCAGGTTATTCATATTCAACAGATAATGATGGGTTTGGTTCTTCAATCTCAATTATAGTAAACGCTCATTACACTCGTATTGAGAAATTAGGCATAGAAAAAGATAGATTATAATGATAAAATTAACAGATTTATTAGAAGAAGTATACGTTCAAACACCAGACGGTGAAGAAGGCGATGAAACCCTTATGAAACAAGGTTTCAAGTTAGGTAAGGCAACCGTAGATCCTGAAACAGGAGCTAGTGTTACTGACGTAACATATTTACCTGAATTTGAAAATATTCGTAGAAAAATTCTTACAATGCGTAAAGAATTTCAACCATTTAAGTTCGCTGCAGACGAAAATGTAGCTAAAGTAGCTAAAGAAATTAATACTAATATGACTAAATTAAGTCAATTAATTTTTGCTATGGATAAAATGATTGAATTACAAAAGAAAAATAAATAATGCCTCGCGATCTAAAACCAATACCGCGTAATATTGTTCAAGTAGAACAATCACAAATTACACCTTATCTTGCTAGCCAGGGAAAACCTGATAGTGATGAGGGTACTGTATTTTCGCGTAATAGAGGTAAAGATTTATCTTTTAAAGGTAATAAAATAAAGGATATTTCTATTGGTTTAGATGATATAGATGGTGCAGTACAATATTATTTTGATAATATTATTAAACCTAATGTTATACAAAATGGAAATAGAGTAGCAGTACCAGTTATTTTTGGTGATGCTGAAAAATGGAAATCAGTCCAAAACGATGGTTTTTACCGTGATAAAGATGGTAAAATAATGGCACCACTTATCATGTACAAACGTACTAATGTTGAAAAGAATAGAACATTAGGAAGTAAAATAGATGGTAATCAAGCTCATTTATTTAATGTGTTTGAAACTAGATATAATGCTAAAAATTTTTATGATAAGTTTGATATTTTAACTAATAGAAAACCATCAAAACAATATTATGTTTCTGTAGTCCCAGATTATGTTACTGTAACTTATGAATGTGTTTTATTTACAAACTTTGTAGAACAAAATAACAGCTTAATTGAAGCAATTGAATATGCTTCTGATTCATATTGGGGTGATTTTAAAAGATGGCACTTCAGAACTAGAATTGATACTTTTGCTGTAACAAATGTTGTAGAACAAGGCGATGATAGAGCAGCTAGAACTACATTTACAATGACTTTAAATGGTTATTTAATACCAGATACAGTTAATAAGCAATTAGCAAACGAAGATTTATTATATTCACCTGCTCAAGTAGTATTTGGTTTAGAAACAACATCAGATTTATCTACTGTTGATTCAACAACTCAAATGGCTGCTAACAATACTGCAGGTTCAACATCATTTATAGGTGATGGAAATATTATAGAAAATGTTACTATTGAGGGTGCTGCACTTGCTGACTTAAATTATTTAAATACAAATATACCTAAGAAAGCAGATGTAATTACAATACCAAACCAAGCTTTATTTACAGGAGCTGTAATATTACAACCAGATGGTGCTTCAGAATTACCAGTAACCACAGTTAATAATTTCGTATTTTATATTAACGGACAATATGTTCCAACAGCATTCGCATCATTTGTACCTGATGCTTTTGGAGTGAGAGTTCAATTTAACACTACATCTATTGGCTATACTTTAGAGGCAGACGATGAAGTAATAGCAATAGGTAAATTTGTATCATAATGGCAGATGCTTATATCAATATAGTACAACAGTTATCACCAAGTGATTTGTTTTATATCAACACTAAAAAACAATTACAAGCTGATATTATAACTGTACCTGATACTTTTATATTTTCAGGAGCAGCTATATTACAACCATCTTCATTATTACCACCAACAACAATAGCTAATTTTGAATTTTACGTAAATGGGCAAAACATTCCATCATCTTTAGCATCGTTCAATAATTATGAGGGAGGAATATCTGTAACTTTTAATACGGCATCTGTAGGTTTTAGTTTAGAAACAGACGATGAAGTAATAGCAATAGGAAAATTCGCATAACAATGGCAAGACTTAAATTTAAACAAATAAATAGTAGCATAAGTTACAACACAAGCACCAATGTGCTTACTGTGTCTGGTTCATTACAAGTAAAAACAGATAATCCAAATGTCGATGCATTAGCCGTTTCAGGTGCAATGTTCATCGTTGATGCTCCTAATGTAGCATCTGCTTCTTTCAATACAAGCGGTTCAATAAACGTCGATATAATCGACGCGGGATCTTATTAGTAGGTATATTTATATGTGGCTTACATAAGTCACATTATAACCCTGGTACATACCACTAAATAAGGACCCATTCATATGGCAGTTAATAAACTACAGTTAAAACGCAGCGCCGTTGCAGGCAAAGAGCCTACTACCTCATCATTAGCCCTAGGAGAATTAGCAATTAATACCTACGAAGGTAAAGTTTTTCTTAAAAAAGATAATGGTGTCGAAACTATAGTACAACTAGCCGATGTAAGTGGTTCAATTTTTAGTGCATCTTATGCCCAAACTTCATCTCATTCAGACAAATTTACAGTAACAGGACCTGTTGACGTATATGGATCTCAATATATATCTGGTTCATTAATTGTAGGGAACGATATTACAGCACGACGTTTAGTGGTGCAAACAATTACTTCATCAGTAATTTATTCTTCAGGATCAAACATATTTGGTGATGCTACTAGTGATACACAAACATTCACGGGTAGTGTTAATATTTCAGGTTCATTAAATTTAGTTGGTAATCAAAGTATTAATGCTGGTTATGAATTAGATGTAGATACTATTAATGTTAATACAATCACAGATAGAAATGGTGGTACTTTAACATTAGGTGCTTCAACATCATCTGTTTCAGGATTTCTAACAGTAAATAACAGTATATCAGCTTCTGGTAAAATAGAAGCAGTATCATTTACTGGTTCATTTAGTGGTTCATTATACAATTTACAAGGTACTGCTACACATATCCCATACTTTAGTTCATCTCAAGTATTGCAGGATAGTATTATGTACCAAACCTTTAATGGTGATGGAAGTAATAGCATTGCTATTAATCAAAATGCTGTTACAACAGCTGCTCCAGAAGCATTATATGTGTGGCAACCATCATCTGCTTCATTTAATGTAATTAGTGGTAAAGGTAATTTAGATAATTACTTACAATTAAATATACAAAATACCAATCAAGGAGTTAGTGCATCATCAGATATTGTAGCTACAGCAAACAATGGTAATGAAACAACTCATTATATTGATATGGGTATTAACAATGAAAACTTTGCAGGTTTTCTTGGTGGTCCTAATGATGCTTATTTATACTCTACTGGTCATGATTTGTGGATTGGTAACTACACTGATGGTAGAGCAGTAAAAATATTTAACAGTTCAAGTTTATCTCCAACTATTATTTTAGATGTAGATGGAGTAACTAAAATATTTTCTAGAGTTTCAATTTCAGGTTCATTAAACGTATCAAGCAGTATTGTTGCTCAATCTTTTATTACTAGAGGAGCTACAGCAGCCGACTTTGTAAAAGGAGATGGCTCTTTAGATAATACCTTATATACATCTGCTTCTGTATTTAACAATACAACTTCTTCATTACAAGAATTTAGCGCTTCAATGTTAGCTTTTACAGCTTCAACATTAGTAAACAGCGCTTCATTCGACACAAGAATAAATTATTTAAGCAGCTCATTTGAGGCAAATACAGCTTCATTTAATGCTTATAGTGCATCAATGAATGCATTTAGTGCTTCAATCTTAAGCACAACAGCATCAATAAACTTATTCAGTTCTTCAGTATTAAACTTTACTGCATCTACACTAGTAAATTCAGCTTCGTTTGATACAAGAATAAAATATATTAGTAGTTCATTTGAGGCAGCAACAGCTAGCTTAAATGCGTTTAGCTCATCAATGCTAAACTTTACAGCATCTCAAAAGAACTCAAACGGTACTTTTGCAACTACTGGTTCAAACATTTTTAAAGGTAACCAAACAATAACTGGTTCTTTAAGTGTAAGTGGTAGCACAAACATTTATGGTACTACAAATATAACTGGTTCAGTTAATGTTTCTGGAAGTACAGGTACAGCTATTACAGCAAATGTAGATACAATTGTATTTACTGGTTCTTATGCTCAATCAGGAAATGTAAATTTATCTAGTTCAGTTGATATTACAGGTTCCTTAGTAGTAAATGGTAGAAACTATATTACAGATAGCGGTTCATTCGATACTAGAATAAATTACTTAAGCTCTTCATTTAATGCATCTACAGCAAGTATAAATTCATTTACTGCTTCTATGAATGCATTTAGTGCTAGTATGTTGTCTACAACAGCTAGTTTGAACGCATTTAGCTCTTCAGTATTAAACTTTACATCATCTACTCTTGTTAATAGCGCTTCATTTGATACTAGAATTAAGTATGTAAGCTCTTCATTCGAAGCTGCTACTGCATCATTAAATCTATTCAGTGCAAGTGTATTATCTTATACTGCATCTAACAATGAAGTAATAGCTAAATTATATGCTGAAACTTCTAGCTTATTAGCTAACACAGCATCAATGAATTTGTTTAGCGCTAGTATATTATCATATACAGCTTCAAACAATGAGTTCGTAGCTGATATGCTTACTGAAACAGCATCTTTACAAGCAGCTACAGCATCATTAAATGCTAATACAGCATCAATGAATCTGTTTAGTGCTAGCATGTTAAGCTTTACTTCTTCTACTTTAGTAAACAGTGCTTCTTTCGATACTAGAATAAACTATTTAAGTAGTTCATTCGAAGCAAATACTGCATCATTAAACTTATTTACAGCATCTTTTAATGCATTTAGCTCTAGTATTTTAAATACAACAGCATCAATAAATGCATTTAGTGCTTCAATGTTATCATTTACTGCTTCACAAAAAGACTTAAATGGTACTTTAGCAACTACTGGTTCAAACACATTTATAGGAAATCAAGTTATTAGTGGTTCTACCTTAATGACTGGTTCTTTAAGTTTAACAGGTAGTCAAAATATTATTGGTAACTTAACAGTTACAGATACAATTACTGCACAAAGATTAATAGTACAATTTATAACTTCATCTGTAGCACAGATTACTGGTTCTACTAAATTCGGAGATGAAGTAACTGATACTCATCAATTTACTGGTTCAGTATTAGTAAGTGGTTCATTAGTAGTAAACGGAAGAGATTATATTACTGATAGTGGTTCATTTGATACAAGAATAAACTACATCAGTTCTTCATTCGAAGCGGCTACAGCTAGTTTAAATAACTTTAGCGCTTCAATCTTAAGCTATACAGCTTCAAATAATGAGTTTGTAGCGGATATGCTTACAGAAACTGCTTCTTTACAAGCAGCAACAGCTTCATTAAATCTGTTTAGTGCTAGTGTATTAAGTTTTACAGCATCCGCATTAGTAGATAGTGCTTCATTTGATACAAGAATTAAGTATGTAAGTTCTTCATTCGAAGCAGCAACAGCATCATTAAATCTATTTAGTGCATCCATACTTTCTTATACATCATCTAATAATGCCTTTGTAGCTGATATGTTATTAGAAACTGCTAGTTTACAAGCAGCAACAGCTAGTTTGTATAACTTTAGTAGTTCAATTTTATCTTATACTGCATCTAACAATGAAGTAATAGCTAAATTATACTCTGAAACAGCGTCATTAAATGCCTTCAGTGCTAGTGTTTTAAACTTTACAGCTTCAACACTTACCAATTCAGCTTCATTTGATACTAGAATACAGTATGTAAGCACTTCATTTGAAGCCGCTACAGCATCATTAAATGCATTTAGCGCTTCAATCTTAAACTATACTGCTTCAAATAACTTATTTGTAGCGGATATGCTTACAGAAACTGCTTCATTACAAGCAGCTACTGCAAGTTTAAATTTATTTAGTGCATCAATACTTTTATATACTGCTTCAAATAATTTGTTTGTAGCAGATATGTTGCTTGAAACTGCTTCATTACAAGCAGCTACTGCTTCATTAAATGAATTTAGCGCTTCAATGTTGAATTTCACATCTTCAACATTAACGAATTCAGCATCTTTCGATACAAGAATTCATTACGTAAGTACTTCATTTGAATCTCATACAGCGTCATTCAACAACTTTAGCTCTAGTATTTTAAGTACTACAGCCTCTATTAATAATTTTAGTGCAAGTGTATTAGCATACACTGCATCAAATGATATTACTATATCTGCAATTTATGCAGAAACAGCTTCATTAGAAGCAACAACAGCTAGTCTAAATTTATTTAGCGCTAGTATGTTAAGCTTTACAGCTTCACAAAAGAATTTAAATGGTACTTTTGCAACTACTGGTTCAAACACATTCATAGGAAACGAAACAATATCAGGCTCTTTAAGTATAACTAGCGGAATTACAGGTTCATTATTAGGAACTTCGTCATATGCTATTTCTTCATCTTATGCTTTTGCTTCTACTAATGCCGAGTTTTCTACTAGAACAACTCAAGTAGATGTTTATGTAAAAAACATGACTGGTGCTCAAATTAATAAGGGCACTGTTGTAAGAATTATAGATGCTGTAGGAGATAATCCTTTAATTCAAACAGCTTCTTATACAAATGATGCTAATTCAGCTAATACTTTAGGTATTACTACTCAAAATATTCCTAATGATAGTTTTGGATATATAATTTCTGAAGGTATTTTGATAGGAATTGATACAAGTGCTTATGTACCTGGACAATTATTATACTTAGGTCTTAATGGTGCTATAACTGGTTCTGCTCCTTTAGCTCCACTTCATGCTGTTAGATTAGGTGAAGTTCTAAGAGTCCAACAAAATAATGGTTCAATGTATGTTCGTATAGATAACGGATACGAAATAGGAGAACTACATGATGTTAGAGATTCTAGTACAACAGGCTCATATGGTGATTTATTAATTAAGAGTGGAAGTGTATGGACTAATTCAAAACAACTAACTGGTTCTTATGGCTTAACAGGCTC